ATGGAAACAGAAGAAAACCTAAATGGAGAACAATTAAGAATGTTGTGTGACGAAATTAAAAAAGACACTAGAGTTAAAATGGCAATGATTGAAAGTGAACATGAATATACTATTACAATTATGTTTAACCGATAAATCAGAAACTTCAAATTATTTTAATAGGATACAAGACATGATATAATATAAAGAAAAACGGAGGTAATTATTATGGCAGAGTTGATTGGGTTTGTATTAGCGATATTGATTTATTTATGGCTTTCAGGTGTGTTTAGCGGAGAAAATCAAAACAATCAGAAATTTGGTGATGGAAAAAACCGTTACGACTTTAAAGATTATGTTGACAATAAGGCAGATAGGTATAATAAATAGGAAGGTGGTTGATGAATATGCTAGTAGAAATGTTAGCATTGTTAGGATTAAAAGGTGTTGCAAGCGTAGGACGTGCAGTTGATGATGCAAAAACGAAAAGAAATACGACAGCCTTAGATTCAAATGGAAATGTAACTTGTATAGGTAGAACAGGTAAGTATTATGTCAATGGAGAAGAAACATATAGATGGACACAAGAAGACAAATATGGAAATCGACATGATCTTACAATAGGTGTAAATTCCGGCAAGGTTTACCGGGATAATTTTGACGATGAAGTAAAACGAATGTCAGCTAATGATGAAAAAAATAAACAATGGAGCTTAAGTCATGGATATCTTGCTTATAATAAGTATGATCCACGATTTCGAAGAAATGTAACAACAGAAATTAGCACAGGAAAAGTAATCGCTACATTATGTGAGGGATATGACAACAACAGAGCAAATGGGCGTTATTATAAATTTTATTATAAAGAGAAATCGCCACACTATAGAGATGATTTTAATAAATCTGCTCCTGGTGATTACGGAATTGAAATCAGTGAGGATGAGTATAATAAGTTAAATATCCCGACAAAAACATGTGGCGAAATACCAGATGATCCGAAAGTATTAAATAAAGTATGGGGTGTTGATTGTTTTTAGATTGGAGTAGCAAAATGAATAAGAATAGAAGAGAAAAGATAAATATGCTCAAAGCAAAACTTCAAAGTACACAATCTGAACTAAAACAGATATCAAGTGAGTTGTCTTCTATATTAAGCGAAGAACAGGATGCATTTGACAATATGCCAGAAGGATTACAAAGCAGTTATAGAGGAATGTATTCTGAAGATGCAATTGATAGTATGGAAGAAGCGAGTGAAAAACTTGATGAAGCGATTGAGTTGTTAAATGATATTGTGTAGAATGTAGAAAGGAGAATAGTATTATGAATGATACGCCAGTATATGAATGGGAAGATGCAATAAATTTTATTGCAGAAAGATGTAATATTGACAAAGATACAATTGAGACAGTGCTTACGTTAGAAGAGGACTATATGAAAAGTATTGGAATTATCATGGAAGAACAATCTAATTTTGAGATTGATGGTCAACAAAGAGAACAAAGTAAATAATAGTTTCATTTGAAGATTGGAGGCAAAAATATATGAAATATGGAGATATTGTTGTATATAAAAATCAGATTGGAACAGTAGTAAAAAGCGAAAATGATTTTAAGTTCCATCCATGTAATTATGGACGTTGTTATTTTAGCGAGTTAGATACGATCACAGATGCTGATGTAAGAGAAGCGACACCTGATGAAAAACTGGAATTAATAAGGGAAGAATTTACATGGGGCAAAGTGATTGATATACATTGTATTGGAGAATATCAGATTATAGAATACGAAAGCAAAACTGCACCTAAACATTTATGGAATACATATATTAATTATGCTGATACAAATAATTCTTATATGTCTTTAGACTCGGCATTAATTGGTTGTATTGGACGTAAATACGAAGGCGCAAATGGAAAGGCTGCAATGTATTTTGAGAAGATGATTGGATTAGAATAGATTTATTAGAAGATTGGAGATAAATTACATGAAAATTGTGAGTGTTGAATGGATAACAGACGAAATCACGGAACGATTAAATAATGAAAAAACCTGCTATTTGTCAAGTGATAAAGAATATTGGTTATTTACAGATGATAATGTGTTTAATAAAATTGGCAAAGAGTTACATTCGATTTCTGTTGCAGAATGGTTGTATGGAAAGTGTGAAGACAATGATTTATCTACAATATTTATGAATACACAATATGATTGGAGCGATTATAATATGGATGCAGCCGCCGATGTAGATGTGTCTAAATGTTGCAACAATCAATGGGATCAGGTTATGATAAACTATGTGAGAAATGTAGTTGAAGAATCCATTTCGTATAAATTAGAAGAATCGTTAAGAGAAATGGTGAATTACAAATTCGAAATGGATTATATAAAAGATGCTGTAAAAAATGTTTTGGACTTAGAAGACAAATAATAGCCAATGAATCCAAGTTTTCATAAAATAGAAAGGAAGAATGTAATATGAGCAAATTAAGAGTATGGTGGATTCCACAAATAGGTATTGGACAAACGTTTTATATTCCAGTTGAGACAGTAGAAGACGGAAAGAAAATGATGGATGTTTTAGCAGCGTATGATTTGTTTCAATTACAAAATAATGTAAAACCAGACTATTCAAATGTAGGTGGTCTTCAGATGTGGGATGAAGAAGAGAAAGAATGGTGTGATTGGTACATGGAAACAGAAAATGATTTCTTTGAAAATGTTGATGAATATTGCGAGCAATGCGAGAAATCAGAAGAATTGAAAAAATTCAATAAAGAATTATATACACAAATTGATTATAACAAGATACAGAAAATGATTGGTTAAAAATTAATTTCTTCATAAAACGGTAACGATGTCCGTAGGCAGAAAATCTCTGATGTGTTATAGTCAATTAAAAACACAAGGAGAATTTAGTATGAAGAATATTGATAGAATGAAGCTGGCTCTTATAGATCAGATTACAAATATGACGACGGAACAATTCAAAAGATTGAACGATATATTGTGTGAAGAATATGACTTTAATCCTAAGTATATTAACAAAGCTGCGATATTCACTTGTGAAGATTGCAGAAAATTATATGGAAAATGTATTGAATCTGAACGAACAGAAGAATGCGATGAACGATTTATGAAGTATTTGAAAAGCGAAGTGTAATTTAAATGGAATCTAAGATTCAAAATGGAAGGAGATGAAGAATATGGGCGACTTCTTAGATAAATGTGCTTCTGATGCGTGGGATATAATAAGCGGAAGAAAAAAGATTATTGGAAACAAGATAGTTTCATGCGAATGCAACGAATTAAAAGAAGATACAAATCAAGATTATGGTTGGCTTGCTCCTAACGGAAAGTTTTATCCTGCTGACTTTGGAGAGCATCAAGCATGGGCGAGTCAATATTTATTGGAACAATATAGAAATGGGAAAATTGATTTGAAAATTAACGAAGAACCAGGTGATGTGTTATGTAAAATGGGATTCGTTCTGCTTCATAATCCTCATAGATATAACTTTTCCGTAACAAG